TTCTAAGTCCATGTTTATTTTCTTAACTTTTTCGCCATCGATTTTTATTGGATAACGTAAATCAACTGTTTTCATTTCTTCATCTCCTCCTATTTCATACCTAAAGCTTTTCTGATTGGTGCCATTACATCTTTACCGTTAACTACGTATTTGTAATTAAGCTTGTCTACTTCAATTAATGTCTTTCCATCTCGGATTAATTTGAGGTATGTTACTTCAATTTCTGTTGAAGCTTCATATGTCCCACCCTTAGAAACTTTACCTAAATCATTTGTTTTTGAATGTCCTTTGATTACCACTCGATTAGGAATAAACTTATATGAATTATTCAGTTTGTCGTATTCTTGGTTAGCAATTCGACAATCTAGATGTATTGCATCCGGATTTAAAAATGTTGCAATTTCATCTGTGAGCATTCTCCAGTTAAGCGTTGCTTGCATTGACTGGAAATGTCCTAATGTTGACGAATCATATTCGCCAGCTATTCCTGCACCAGAAATCGTTTCTGACATACTTTCAAGCTTTGGTAATTGAATATCAGCTGTACCTAGTAAATCAGTTCCTCCTGATGGGAAAACTCTATAATCATTTATTTTTTCTGGAATTAAACCTGTCATTAGTTGTATCCTCCTCCACTAATCTAATAAAGATCCTACAAAGCTTGAATCATATTCCAAAATGAAGTCTATTTGTTCATTTGGCGTTGGTGAAGCAAAATAAATGTGGTATCGTGTAATACCATTTGCTAAATCTTCTTCACTATTTTCTTCATTGAGAAAAGCTACCTTAGCACCTAAAAGTGCTCTTTCGCTTTCTAAGCCGTTTAACCACATGTTAGTAACATCTACTACCCCGTCAATTTGTACGCGGTCTGTAGGGTCGTCTACACGTTTCCAGTGCGTAAGAATTAATGTATTACCAATCCATTTTCGCATTCGGCGAATTGCCATAAAGGTTTCACGTACATATGTGCTTTCTGGGAATGCTGCTGTACGGTTCCCCCATGCTACCCAACCGTTAATGAAGTTTAGCGCTGTTACGACACCAATACTGTTTAAATATTTAGCTTGATCTGGCCCTAAGTAGACTTCAGTTCCATCTGCTAACACAGCCTTATTCATTTTTAATTCTTTGTTAGATGGAGAAACATATGGAATATCACCATTTTGATTATCAGTAAGAGCAATTCTGCACGCTAAATGTGTAGATAATCGATACTGTTTACCGTTATAAGAAACTTGTGGCCAACAAATATACTCTTCAGGAGATGTGTAATTGTTATCTGTTTTCCAATCTAAAACTTTGTTATAAACATTTGCGGCTGTTGTATCGATATCTGCTAAAGCGATGCCTTCAAAATACGTATTAATATTATTCGCTTTTGTTTTTAAAACAGCTTCGACCACAGGGTTTTCAGAATATCCAGGTGCTAATAATTGCCCTGGAACTAAACGATACTTAGGAAATACCTGATTTACAGCCTCAATACCTGTTGTTTTTCCGGTATTGACGTCTGCACCACCGATAATATCCGCCTCAGTAACTTTAGTTGGATCAATCTTGTCAAATTTAGCTACTAGCGGAGCCTGCGGAATGCTATTAAGCAAAGTAATCACTACATGACCTTCATCATCAAAAGTCGATAAATAGTCGGTACCTTTGACAAGTAATGTTTCATCACCAGTTGGATTTAATTTTAGTGTGTCAATTAAAATACCTTCAGTTTTTAAAATTGCTTTTGATAGAACAATATCTACGGTTTCTGTTCCTGTAGCTTTATGCTTTTCAGGATCTAATACATTAATGAATGCTACTGGAGCTACACCATATAATTCAAAGGCCGCGTCAATCATTTCTGAGATTGTATAATCTTTGAAGTTAGTTGAATAACCGAAGTACTTTATTGCTTCCTTTTTACTATAAGCTACTTTTGCTTCATTAATTGCTGGCTCTGTTGCTGTATTAATTGGTGCTACACCGATTAATATTGGGAGTCCAGCTGTGCTTTCGACGACTGTTAAAACGGGCTTATCAGACTCTCTGTTTTTGACGCCATGTTCAAATTCAAATGCTTGTGTCATTAGTTAGCCCCCTCATTTTTAAAATAATTTTGTACTTGATTGTAAATAATCTGTTCTGCTGAGTTTTCTACCTTTGCACGTTTCAAGTATTCTGGTAACTCACTAACTGGAATAAATACATTATTTAATGCAGGACACGATTCAATATGCTTAGTAATATGTGGTGGATAGCCACCGATAAATATGCTCGACTTAGTAATGTGTTTATTATTCGGTCCAACATAAATCAATGGTTCTTGCTTGGCCTTTACTTTTGGTGTGGTTGCCACTAAAAATCCCTCCAATTGATTTCTGTTAATGTACTTGGCATGGTAAATTTCACATCTATTGCAGATGTCCAGAAAGGTAAAACTTGTTCTTCCGGAAAATCTAATTCAGAATATTCCTCAATAGAAAAAGGGCCAACAAAGGCCCTTTTTATTAATTCATTCTCTAATCTTTGAGCAATATTTAAATTTTCTCTCCATCCATCATCACTATCATTGTACGTAGCGATTACAAAACGGACAGATGCTAATTTTTCCGTTTTATCAATACTATTTCTTGCTTTCTTAAATCGGACAATAACTGCTGGATAGTCTTGCTTTTCATCTTGTTTATTGCGAGAATTACGAGCTGGCATAAAACCTTCAAATACATTAATTTTCGTTACTTTATTCTCACTCGAATGTACAAATGATTCGTTTAATATTTCTTTTACCTCTACAGCAATACGATTGACTAAATCATTATAAGTACCTAGTAAATCCAACATTTAGGCCCCCTTTTACGTAAGTAAACGTGAAATTTCGTGTTCCATACGTTTTCCTAGCATTTCTGTAGCTTCGTCAACCACTCCATCAATAATATTTTCATTACCAATCATTTGTGGTATTGAGGGACCAAATAAACCTTGCGTTGGCGTTCTATTCGCTGTTTTTCTTATAGAAATATTACTATCCCCGAATTTTGATGGAGTTAATAAGAAAGCATGGTTGATTTGTTTACCTGTGCCTCTTTTTACAGAGACACGGTACCCTTTTCTATTCTTTGAAGCTTGAAATCCTGTTAACGGGATTGGCGAATCTTCCGATCTTAATTCTGCAACTAAATCTCCTGGGTAAGCTTTTTTTATTTTGATTGAGCCTATAACTTGAGCATGTTTTACTCTATAAGTTTGTCTTACTTTCCTAGCCGATGCCGTTCTTGCAAATGTAGCTGAACGATTTAAAGCTCTACTTATTATTTTTGGTATTTCTTTAGGTGTATTTTCGAATAAATTTTGCAACCGTTCAGTTTGCTCAACTTTTATAGAAATCATATTTTCACTTCCTACGAGCGATGCGCAAAGATTTCAATACTTACAATTCCTTCTGTTACTGATGAATCCAACACTAAATATTTTTCGTTATCGAATTCAACTTGATCACCTTCTTCTGGCACTTGAATAATGCCATCAAAAAAATGTAAACGGTAAGTTTTAGAGAAAACATTTTCCATAGCCAATTGATACTTTGGCGTCATGTTCGTTTCTTCAGTTTTATTTTCTGAAACAATCATTAACAGAGTTTCACCGTCAAGAGTATGTTCTTCTCCAAATTCATTCGGATTAATAAATACGTCTAAATCTTTTGCTAACATCTCTTTGAAGTTCATTATTCTTGTCCTTCATCGTCAGTTAACAAATCATCTACTTTGCCTTGTTTAATAACTGCATCAATGATTTCGTCTTTCTTAGCGTTACTTTTGAATTCAACTTTAGCATCACGTGCTGCTCGTGCTAAATCATCACGACCATATGCTTCATCTAAATCTTCATAGCATTCTTTGTAGTATTCAGGATCAACTGATGATGCCTGTTCATCTACTTCAACTGATGCATCAACTGTCTTTACTTTTTTGGCTGCACGTAACTCTACTAACCGTTTTTCAACTTCTTCAGGCAAATTTAAAACTGCGCCAGCAACATGTTCTTTCTTGTCGTGACGCAGTTTTTTTAATAATTCAATTGTCATTTACTTTCGCCCTCCTATAGAACAGTTAATGTGTACCAAGAATCAACTTCACGTGGAATTGGAAGTGGTTTAGAATTTAATTGCACAAATTGACGTGCTGGACGACGCTCAATCCATGATTCAGGTACACGACTTGATTCAATTGTTTCAAATCCATTGTCACCCATGATAGTTACAGCACCATATGCAAGTGTGTTATTAACAGAAGTTGCTGCCACCATTAATGTTCCTTCTGGTACAAGTGATTTAATTACTGGATTAGCTGGATCTGTGAAATCATCTAAGTAGTATTCGTTATATTCATACATATCAAGATTTAAACCAGGTAGACGACCAAGATATGTTGCGCCAGGAGCAACAATTTTAGGCTCAATTACACCAATGTTCATATTGCGAATATCAAGTAATTTTTGTACTTTTGGATGATTAATTAGTGCATCAGCGACATCCGAACTCATAATGACAACATCAGGATTCACAGAACCACGTTTTTGCACTTCACGAACAGCTTCTTTTAAATCTTTTAATGGATCTGATGCATCATTACTCCATAAATCTGTGCCAGACAGTACTTTTTCGTTCGTAAAGTTGAAATCAATTACACGATTAATTCCATCACCTACGATATCAATTTTCCCGCCAAATAAAGCTTGTGAACACATGTATTCTTCTCGACGAGTTACCATGTCTTCTAATTCAATATAATCCTTAGCAAGTTTTTCTAATGCGCGTTCTGCAGGTGTTTTAGATGCATAAACACTTTCTCCAGCTGAACGTGAAGCGATATCTGCAGCTGTAGTTACTTTTGATGGAGCTATCAATGCAGGAGTAAATGTATTAGTCTGGAAACCAGTGTTTTCAACGATTTTTCCGCCAATTTTTTCATGAACAAATGGCGCTAATTTTCGGCCCGACTTAACAAAATCTGCATCTACATGTTTTGTTGTGAATGTTTCTGGATTTTTAAAGAATGTATCACGTAAAAAAGTTGTTGGTTTTGGTAAGCGTGAAACAAGCTGCATCATTGCACGAGTTTCAAACATATCGATTTGATTAGGCATAAGTTACACCATTCCCTTCTACACTTTTAAGATAAATACCGATTTTGCGTAATGCAGTTGCATATGCTTTAGCATCAGCTTCTGCAGGTAAGACAATTTTCTTTTGGTTGAATTCTGCGTGTAAATAAACAACAGTATTACCTTTTTTAGATGCATCAGTAATAACTGGATCAGCAATAATACCATAAACATCAGCTGGCGTTGCAGATGCAATAATATCACCTGAATTATCTTTAGCTACTACTTGGCCAAGTACTAATGTCTGTGATAATGCAACAGTTTCTGGAGAAGTTACGATATCAGTAGATCCAACAATTAAATTTTCTGGTACATAAACAGTCATTATTTAGCCCCTCCTAGATTAGTAACTACTTTATTTAATAACTCTTCATAATCTTCTTTTGACGCGTTTGTAATATTTGAAGGTGTAATATCACTAATTTTACTAGCATCATCTTTAACATTAGATAATCGTTTTGCTTGAGTTTCTTTTTGAGCTTTTAAAATATTCATGGCTACTTGCTCTGCAGTTACACCACTTTCAAATTTAGCTTCATCAATAATGTTTTCCATACCAGGAGTAGCAATATCTTCAATTGCTTTAATACGAGATCGCTCACCATCAATTGCTGCATCTTGAATTGCTTTATAAGATTCTGGATACTGATTTTTAATTTCTTCTGGACTCATTTTTTTGTTGCCCCCTTGTGATATATTTTTTATTGTTTTTACTTGTAGATTAGGTTGTTTAAGACTTGCACAAATTTTTTGTTGTGCATTTTTAAACGATTTCAAGTCATGTTTTACAGAATTTAAGACTAATACAGAGCC